TTTTGTATCTAGAATTATATTTATATTTTGTATCTAGATATCATTAAAATTAAAATTAAATAATTAAAATTAAATAATTAATATACAATATTTATCTTAATAATCTATAGTAAGTCTATTTATTATTTTACATAAAAAAATAAACCTAATATATTATATTATTTATTATGTCTAGATACAAATTAAAAAACAGAAATGCAAATAAGCTAGTTATTAGTAAAAAAATGAGTAAACCAATGACTAAAACAATGAGTAATAATAATACAAATGAACTAGTTTTTTTTAATATGAATAAAAACGCTAATGACGCTAATGATAATGACGCTAATGCAGCTAATGAAGCTAGTGATGCTAGTGATATTTTTAATATTATTGAAAAGCAACGTGTTGTAAAACAGCATAAGAACACGCATAAGAACACGCATAAGAACACACATAATAACACACATAAGAACACACATAAGCGCAAACACAAAACACATGATTTCCCATCAAAGACAATTACATATGTTAGTAAACGTAAATACAAACGTAAAACTAATTCAACGGGCAAGAAATCATATAAATATCCAAAGATTAATAAAATAGCCGAGTATTTGAATGATAATCTATTTTTTTTAAAAGAAGGCAAAATATTATGGAATAAGATATTAGATAAAGATTTTTTCAATGATTCGCCGTTAAATTGTATATGTGAGAATTTGTATAAGAAACATATAAGAGATGAATGCAAATGTGATTATTTAAAACCATATGGTTCTCAGGGTAAAAGTGGTGCAAAAATACACTCTATTAGATGTGCTAAAGATAATAATGTTTTAAAAGTTGTATCAATGCCTTATTATTATATAAAATTACGTAAAGAAACTAAAAATTATAGTTTTATAGAATTAGATGGCTTTACATTGCAAACAGTTATAAATACTTATCTTTATAGGGAATTACCAAATAATACTATAAAACTTATAAATTCTGGAGTTTGTAAGAATGTAATAGAAAATAGATTGAAAGCTAATATGCACGGAAAATATCATGGTTATAATTTAATGGAAGAAGCAGATTTGGGATCTGGTCGCCAATTTATGAATAAATTGATTGATGGTGAACTTGATAGTGATTTTGATATTCAAAATGAAAATATGAGATATATGACAGTTGCATGTTTTCTATTACAATCAGTTTTAATACTTGGACATCTCCAATCTTCATCATTAGAGTTTTTTCATGGAGATTATAAACCTGAAAATTTATTTGTTAAAAGACTAGACCCTACAATTACAAAATATTTTGTATTTAAATTACATGGTAAAGAAATTAAAGTAAAAAATCTTGGATTTGCAGTATTAATAGCAGATTTTGATAAATCATCAATTACTTTCAGTAATGTTTATAGTAGTAAAAAATATAGATTAGTTCCACCAATACCATATGAAGTAGTGTTTAAAAGTTCAGTAAATAAAGTTATTACGAAATATGGGGATATTGACCCAGACCATTTACCACTTAATTACCATAATAAAATATATCTAAATGCAGAAATATTTGGTAATATGTTCATTAGTAGTTTTATTCCTAAAAACATTGATCCCATGATAACCGTTATGCGTTCAGCTGGTTTAAGATTATTTAGAGATATTGATATGTATACTTTCTTTATTAAATTACTTGATACTAATAAAATGAGAGAATATATGATTATTAAAAGACTTGATAGTTCAATTATGGGTTTTATGAGTGATGCATTTAAAAAGAGATTATTCAAAACGCAAACAAAACCTATTTCACTTAATGAATCTGCATATATAGCTATTGATATTTTTGAGCAGATAAATGAACCTATATATCATGTTTTTACAGTTGATTATGTATCTAGACTATCATCATTAAATTATAAATTATTTAGATAGATAGATGGATAGATGGATAGATGGATATTTTTGTTAAAAATAGAATAATATATAGAAATTAACAATTATTGATTTTATAACGATTTTTATTATTTTAATTATAACTTTACATCTCAACCGAAGATGCCTTGTATCATTGTTTCAGCTGTGTCTTGTTGCGATTATGTGAAATGCAAAATTCCTGAAATTCCTGGAAAGGATGATGAAACATCTTCTCTTCTTTCTAATGAGGAAGATGAATTACTTGCTTTACCAGACACTAACACGTGCACTGTAAGAGGTGGTAAAATGTTTTGTGCCACACACTACACAAACATAGTAAAATGTGTGTGTAAACCCTCAGTTTGCGAATGTTGTACTGCAACAGTTTACATTAGAAAGGTTAACCCGATTGGTCAATTTCTTAGAAGACTGTTAGGTTTTAAACCTTATCCAACTATTATGGTTGCATAATTACCGTTAAATTTGGATTGATAAATTTAGTTTAATAATTTTAGTTTAATAATTTTAGTTTAATAATTTTAGTTTAATAATTTTATATTGATAAATAAAACTTATATAAATTTTTTTATTAACAAATAAATACAAATAAATAATTAAATAATTAAATAATTAAACAAACAAATTAAAAATAAAACAATATAAATAAATATTATCTAGATACATAAATACATAAAATATATAAATATAGATGTAAATCATTTAATACAAAAATATACAAAAATACAATGAGTATATTACCAACATTCATACATAATGAATGTAAAACATTTAAATTTGTAAATGAACAATATTGTTATCTAGAAAAAGAATATAATAGATATAATACTTATAAACTACTACTTAAAAAAATTGAGAATCTATTAAAAATAAGTGAGCATAATGATAATAAAAATAAATATGAGAATAAAAACATAATCGAACGTTTTGTTTTAGAATGTATTAATCATGGTATTACACCAAATGAATGCAATAGTAAAATAATTATTGAAAGAAAGGACATGAATGAAAGAAAGGACATGAATGAAAGAAAGGACATGAATGAAAGAAAGGACATGAATGAAAGAAAGGACATGAATGAAAGAAAGGACACTAATTATTTAACACTATCAAATTATTTATTTTTCAATCATGTTCTAGATAATATAGATACATTACATAAAACAGATTATTATGCTAAAATGATAAATGAATATAATGAAAAGAAAATAAAATTATCATCTGATAAAATTGTAGAATTTGACAAGTTATTTATTGATTCAAATAAATCTTTTTTAATACAAAATGCAACTGCAACTGCAACTGCAACTGCAACTGCAACTTCAACTGCAACTGCAACTGCAAATACAAATGCAAATGCAAATAAAAAAATAAACTCAAAATATTTATCTATTCATTGTTCTATTACATTACAAAATAATGAATATTTTATTATTAGGTATAGAGATTATTATAAAATATTAAGTGTAAAACGCTATTATAGATTAATTAAAAATTATGATAAACCATTTCCATATGATATAATAAGAATGATATTAAGATATTCACTATTTGATATGTCAAGTCAACAATGGAGTATTGGTGATAATTTATATGAAGATATAAGTGATATTTTTAATATTAGTTTTGAAATGTTTGCAAGTCCTTTGAATTTTAATATGAATATGTTTTGTTCTATTTTTTATGATACTGACAATATTTTTGGTAGTGTTGGTAGTTTTTATAATCTAGAAGTAGAAAAGCTTTTAATACAGAATATAAAAGGTGTATTTTTTAATCCCCCATATCTGCCATTATTAATGGAAAATTGCACATATAAATGTATAAAACTATTAAATGATATGAATAAATTAAATTTCGATTTTACCATAGTATCATTTCTTCCAAATTGGGATGATGCTGAATATATAAAGAATTTTATTAGTTCAAAATATACTGTTGAATCTAGAATAGTTAATAAAGGAAATTATATATTACATGAAAAAGATAAAGGTAAATTAATTAATGGAACCTTTGATTTATTAGTAATTGTTTTAAATAGTATGAAACCATATTGGAATAATGAAAGAACATGTGTAATATCAAAAGGTATAGATAAAATAGTAGATATTATGAAAATGGAATCACGAGAAGCTTTTGTAAAGAAAAAATAAGTATAGATGTACATTGTCATTGAATTTTTTCACCAATTTTGAGTTTTCATTATCCGTTCGTTTATAAGTATGTATGACACTCGATGTTGCAACATTCCAAATAATTATGCATCATTTCCAAAATATATTTTTTAAACAAAAAAAAATAACCAACAAAATTACCATAAACACATAACTGTAATTAAATTTATGAAAGATTAAGTCTAAAAATTATAACTCAACAACTCTGCGTGTTTTATAAACCGATGTTGGGCGATTATATGCGGTATAATGGATTTTCGTTTCACCATTTTGTAAGGTTATGATGAAATTTTCAGAATCTTCACCTTGAGCAGAATATTCATGTTTGACGTGTTTTATGGGATGAATTGAATAAGGATTTGTTAATAAGTACAAACTTTCTGTGAGTTCAGTATCACAATACACCATGAGCTCTTCACGGTTTAACGAAAACATGATTTCCTTAAAACGAGAAACAGAAATATCAATCAAAATAACTACTACTACAAAGAACAAGAACAACACATCCATTTTTGAATTTAAACAGTTTGTAATAAGTAAAATTAATTAAAAAATTTCAATTTTTATCAGTTTTTACTATTTTTTCATTTTTAAATATTGTAAATCATATAACATATTAAATTTACAATATTTAAAAATTGATTTAAAAACACATTTTATATTATAATTATATCTATTAGTAATAATTTATTTATATTTTACTTTTTAATTATTCTTAAAACTTTAAACTTTAAACTTTAAACTTTAAACTTTAAACTTAAACTTAAACTTAAACTTTAAACTTAAACTTTAAAAATAAAAAAATGTCTAATAATACACAAAATACAAATTACAATAAAGTATCATATGAATTAGTTGCTACAAATGATGAGGTTGTTTCAGGTTTTTTAAATCCTTTTAATAAAGTTAATAAATTATTTACTAAAAATGCAGTTCAAAATATATTAAAAAAATTTGGTTTATTCCAAAATATAAACAATTTAGATTTATATCAAGATGCTATGGTTCATGAAAGTTATACTATTGGTAAAATTAAAGATGTATGTTCTCGTGATAATGTAAAAGTTGTTAAAAATCCCGATGGGTGTGTTTTACTTAGAGAACGCTCATATGAAAGGCTAGAATTTTTAGGTGATGCCGTTATTGAAAATATAATAGTAAGTTATCTATATAGGCGATATCCTGACCAAAGAGAGGGGTTTCTTTCTACAATGAAAATGAATTTAGTTAATAGAATTACATTAGGTCATCTTTCAAAAGTTATAGGTTTACATGAATATTTAGTAATTGGTAGAACATTAGATGATCTGCAAAATGCTAGGGAAGATGATAAGATTCTTTGTGATATTTTTGAAGCTTTTATTGCTGCTTTATATCTTGATTTTAACAATGATAAACATGGTGTTTTGAGTTCATTCATGTCTGGTGTTGGATACCAAGTCGCCGAACTATTTCTAATTAATTTGATTGAAGATGAAGCAAGCCAACTTGATATTACAACATTTATTTTAGATGATAGAAATTATAAAAATAAAATTGTAAAATTAATTAAAAGAATACACAAATATAGCCCAGTATATAAAGTTGTTAAAAGTGATGTTTCCAAATCCGGAGAGCAAATTATTACCGTTAATCTTATTAATCCTAATACAAAAGAAGTAATTAGCGAAGGTAAAGGTAAAGATATAAAAAAAGCAGAGCAAGAAACAAGCAAAAATGCATTAATTAAAATGGGTTATTTTCATTAGTTTTTATATGTGTTTTCTTTTCTTTATATTTTCTTTATATTTTATTTATTTTTCCTTTACTTTTCTTTACAAATTTTAATAATATCATTAATTAATATTTGAATTTCTACATCTGTTGCATTAGGAGTATTAAAATTATTTACTTTATTTGCAATAGAATTCCATTTTTTTTTAAATACAGTAAATGAACACTTTAATATTGTATTAATCCAAGCATAAAATTCAGCTTGAAATTTAATATTGATAATATTGTATCTAACAATTATATTATTAAAATCTTTATTATTATTACAAAGTGTATAAAACACTATAGATTTATTATCAAAATCATATTCATAATGATAGTTTGGTGTTGTATTTGAAACTACAGATACATAACTATTAAAATTTATATAATAGATTTTATCATTTTGCAAATCATTTAGAAATTGTTTTTTTCTATCTATAATATCATTATATCTATTTAAATTATTAGGTGTGTTTATAGATATAGTTGTATTAAGATTTGTTGTATTAAGATTTGTAGTATTAAGATTTGTAGTATTAAGATTTGTTGTATTAAGATTCGTTGTATTAAGATTCGTTGTATTAAGATTCGTTGTATTAAGATTCGTATTGATAGAAACTTTTCTCAATGAATCTGCAATTGAATCTGCAATTGCTTTTTCATATTGAACTATTTCTTGTAATTCTTCATTATAAATTTTAATTTTATTATAATTATTTTTTAATTCTACATTGCATGTTGAGCATTTATTGAACTCAGATGCTATTTTTATAAGACAGTCTTTACAATAATAAGCTGTGCATTGAAAACATTTTATACATATTTTATCATCATCACAACATATCAAACACTCGTTAATTACTTCTAATTTTTCAAATATTTTATCTACATTGATAGTTTCTGTTCTGCTAATTTCTCTAGATGTTAATCTATTATGTTCATCATTAAATGAAATTTGAATTGCTCGCTCAATATCAGTAGCCATTGCAAATGTTCTTATCACAAAAATATATAATTCAATATATTATGCATATTTTTTCAATTTTTTAATCAAGAGTTTGTATATAAATAATAATACCATTATATGGAAAATTTAAAAAAAGATAATGGAAAGATGGAAGAAAGATATATAAAAAATAAATAATAAATAATTGTGCAATAATTTACATAGAATGTCTTTTCATAGTTCTAGACTTAGAACGGCTACCAGAACGGCTACCAGAACCTCTTCTAGACCTCATACGACCTGAGGATTTGTGTGATTTTACACACTTTTCAGTAGGAATACGCATACTTTTTGCATATCGTTTATAATTATGAGGAATACCTGCAACTATTACCGGTTCCTTAAGTTTAATACGCTTAACACGGTATCCATATAACTTGTGTTTAGAGCCTTGGGTAGTTTCACGCATTTCAATATATAGAGTGCATTGACCACGAATACCTTTAAGATTGCATAATTCACTTAAGGCTTTTTCTGCTGCTTGTTTAGCATCACGACCATGAAAGCGTCCAGTATAATCTTTATGAGAAAATTTAGTAGGACAGCCATCTACATGATAAGCATTATTAATTGTAAAAGTTCGATTACCACTTTTAGATGTAGACATTTTATATATATTGATAGATTATTAGAATATTAGAATTATTAGAATTATTATTTTGTATATTTGTTATTATTATTATTATTAGATAATATATTTTTGATAATATATTTTTGATAATATATTATATTTTTAATTATATTTTTGATAATATATTATATTTTTAATTATATTTTTAATAATTGTTAAATTATATAAATATATCTAGATACATTATATATATATAAGTTAGAATAGAATAATATATATTTATACAAAACTTACTAAAATGATAGATAAACTTTTTTTTATAAGCTTAATACTTATATTTCTAATCTTATATTGTTATGTTAAAGTTGAGTCTTTTGAAAATACAACTATTCCTCAAACTACACAACCAGTTCAAATATTACCTACACAACCACAATTACCTATTAGTTTACAATTAACAACTGAAATTGCAAGATTATTAAACATATCGCCTCGTAGAATTAGTAATATTATTTTTGATGGTGATATTACATCAGGTAAACTATTAGTATCTTTTTTTATCCAAGAACCAAATTTTACTGAATCTTTAAAGCGTGAAAAAAACGCTGCTGATGCTGGTTTAATTGCGAATAATTTATTAATAAATGATAATTTTATTGTAAGTATTGGTGGTCAAGTTGTTAAACTTGCAAAATTAACTAATCCAACACCAACAGCTACTGAAACTAGTGATTTTTTTAATAATAAAGGATTATTAGATGTAGCAAAATACTCAAATAATAAATATATATCTGTACCTAATGATGAATCATTAACAAATTTTTATAAGCTAGATGTAGATGATAATTTTAATCTAATACCCAAAATCTAATAGCTATAATCTTTAATATGTGAGTGTCTTTCTCTCCAAGGTCTACTCATTCCTATTTCTTCTGGAAAATAGTCAGTAGTAATATTACGCATGCTTCTATCTAATTTACTATCTTTGTCTTGTAATGCTAGAATATTGTTTTTAAATCTAAATATGTTTAATTCATTTTTATATAATTGCTTTTTATCCTCATCTGTTTCTCCATCATATAATTTTTGAACAATTTCAATTTCTTTATCATCATCTTTTGATCTTCTTATCCCTTCATGGATAAGTTTACGAACATTCCAATAATATTTTCTATCTGGATTATATTTCAATGATTTAAATTGTGAATAATATGGTGTATCTAGACTCTCATTATCATCAGGTTTATATGCCATAATACGATTTAACCTATCTGGATATGTTTTGCAATTTATACCTATTGTTCTAGCAATGCTATTTTTTTCAGGGTCATTACCTATTTCAATAAATTTTTCATGTTTTGAATTTTCCATTGATGAGAAATACTCTTCAGTAATTTTATTTAATGTATTAAAAGTTTCATATACAAATATACATATAATTATAAATAATAGGGATTTGATTATCATTTTGTAATTTTTGTATTTTGTATTTTTTGTGTTTTGTTTATATTATAGTTTGACTACTTGATGAATATATACTTGATGAATATATACTTGATGAATATATACTTGATGAATATATACTTGATGAATATATA